AAATTTGAAGCATGGATGAAAGGGCAACACATGAAGTGGCTAAAGGGGGCATAGAAGATGAACATTATAAATCTAATAACAACTGTGCAGTGGTGCTTGGGAATATTGGGGTTAGGACTATATGGAGGAATTGAGCGAGCAGAAGGCTGGCAAATACTAATCAATATAGTTTTAACAATAACAACTGGTATCACAATTTGGATGTTAGAACGTGTTAAGGAGGTGTTAAGTAATGATACTAAAAAACGAAAAAGCAATAGATCTATTAATAAGGTATTTAAAGTTCACTAAAGAGGAAGCTGAAATATTAAAAGAAAGTATTACAAGTATCAGCGTAAATAACAAAAGAAATAGTATGGACTTCACAATATTAGCAAATGGGTGCGCCATATTTTTGAAGCGAAAAGCAGGTAGCTATGAAATGCGAGTTACAGGGAAAGGACCAATCAAGGAATATACGTTCTATCTAGCAGAAAGAACAAGAGGGATATTGCTTGATGCGGTGACATGTAATGAGTAAACACTGCAGCATATGTGATGAGTGCAATAAAAAAAGCCGTGCCTACATACACTGTAGACAGGCTAAAGGAATTATATGTATGGAACATTGCGATGCATGTCAATATTTAGAGATTGAACAAGGTGACATGCATTGCAATTATCCTAGGCAAAAAGAAAAGGCCACTAATTAAAGTAGCCATTTCAAGCACGTAATTACGCACCAAACCTAACGTAATTATATCACACATGGGCATAAAAGACTAGGGAAAAGCTTATTTAAAGGCTTTTCTTTATTAACTAGATATAACATATTAACAAATCGACCATGGGGAGTAATTACGATGAGGAAGCGTAAAAAAACCATATCTAAAAACATGATAGAAGTACTTGATTATCACACATCAAGAACATATAGAAAGAATGGTAAGCGTGTAAAAAAGAAAAGCATCACACCAGAAGCGATGAAAACAAAGAAAGATATTCAGAATTTTACAAGAAGACTAAACCGCAGATATAAAAAATTGGGTAAAGAATTAAAGTACATCTATATTGCAGAGGGGAAAACAAGAATCCACTTTCACATGATCATCAACAATGCAGAACTATATTCAGATGAACTGAATGAACTTTGGCCACATGGCATGCATAAGTTGATGCTATATCAAGGAAGAGCAGAAGATGCAGTGAGATTAGCAAGTTACTTTGTGAAAGAGAAAAGGAGTGCTTGCTACTCAGAAAAAGAAGATGCATAAGAATTTAGAAAAACCTAAAGTAAAAACAGAGATTTTAAAGCCGAGCGAATGGAGAGATTATATCCAACCGCCAAAAGGCTATTACGTAGAAACAGATAGTGTAGTTGAGTCTGTATCAGAAGAAGGATATCCTTATAGATTTTACAGATTAATAAGACTCGAGGAGGAGAAACATGGCACTACTAGGGATAGGCATTGTGATAGGGGCAATGCTAGGAGTAACAATAATGGCATTATGCGTAATTAGTAAAGAATGTGAGAAATGGGAGGATGAAGTAAATGATAAACGTAAATGAGGTATTTTTAAGCGGTAATGTAGTAGCGGATGCAGAGCTACGATATACAAAAACCGGAAAGCCAGTACTCACATTTAGACTAGCAACCAATAAATATGTGAATGAGCAACAGAGTACACAATATCACAACATTGTATGTTGGGTTGATGCGGAACTTTACAGTGGGTTACGTAAAGGTGATTTTGTAGCAGTAAATGGCGAATTAAGAACTAGATCCTACGAAAAAGACGGAAGTAAAAGATACATCACAGAAATTGTAGTCAAAAATCTTACATATGGCCTTAAACAAAATGAAAGCGGAGCAAGTAATTTTGAAAATGGATTTGTAGATGATGATGAAAATATTCCATTCTAGGAGAGAATATGCGAAGAGGTAGACCAAGAAAAATATGTAGTCATTCATTTGGACCAGCAAAAAGCGGTGCATTATGGGTGAAAGCATCTTGCCCTAAGGGGAAAACATCAATAAAAGTATTCAAAGGTAAAACTGCAGGTACATTATATTGGCTAAAGAAAGAAGAATGTGAAGACTGTCCTGCATATGCTCCAACAAAGGTTTATAGAACATAAAAAATATATGCTGAATTGATGCGGTAAGCAAATAAAATAGGTGGGCGGTATATCCGCCCTTACCTAAAAACTAGGGGGCGAAGTTATGAACCATGTAACAACACTATTTAACAGTAATGAGTTTGGGGAACTAAGAACTATCATTATTGAAA